CTTGAAGAGCAGGCGTTAATCGCCACCTACATGGATGCGCTGGGCATGCTCGCCGACACGCCGCTCGGTCAGGCCGCCCTCAGAAACCTGAAGGTCGTCAAGTCCGACGAGGAGGACTTCGCATGAAAATAACCTACAACCCAGAAATCACTGTAATCGACGTGTTTCGTGAAATTGGCTACGAGCCAATCAAGCAAGATACTTGGTCGGTTGGCGGACTTGTTCGCAATAAGTATTTCGAGGTTGTTGGGAAGTTGCCAGAAAAGAAGCTGCGCGTGAAAACATGCGGTGTTGGGGTTCATTGCTTTGCGGTTTACCCCAGCACTTGGCGTCCAATCATCGCAGACATCATTCGCGAGCATGCTTCGCGGAAGGCCGATCAACTTGAACTTTTCACAATGGATCAATAAATGCCTCCGCGTAAAAAAGAAACCACTGAAGTTGCGCCGATCGAGCCTAAACGCTCGGTCGGTCGGCCGTCCAAGTTTACGCAAGAGATCGCCGACTACATCTGCGAAGAGATGATCAACGGTCGCGATCTCGTCGATATTTGCAGCAAGGACGAAATGCCGAGCCGCGCAAGCGTGTATCGGTGGTTGCGCGAAAACCCAGTTTTCGAAACACAATACGCGCACGCGCGCGAGGCGCTGGCCGACTTCGAGATGGCGCGCCTCAAGGCGATGGCCGACGCGACGACGGAAGCCAACGTCAACTCGTCGCGCGTGAAGCTTAACCATTATCAGTGGCGCGTCATGAAGATTGCGCCACGTTTGTATGGCGATCGCACACGCACTGAACTGACGGGCGAGAACGGCGGCCCAATTCAAGTGAAGTCGTCAACGATCGACGCACGTCAGTTAGAACCCGAAGCACGCGAGGCGCTCAAGCAGGCGCTGTTCGCGGCAAAACGTATGGTGGACGGCGAATGATCACACAGCTCAATCCCCCGCTGCCAATGGTCTCGCCGCAAGGCAAAGGCCTCGCGCAATTCCTGATTGACTACGGCCCGGAGCACGATCTCGTCTGGGTTGTGTTTCAACAGAACAGCGAGATTTGGTGTTGGCGCAATCAGGACGTGCGCGCTGACGCTAATATAACTTTCGGCCGTCCGAAGGATCCAGCGCATGACTAAAGTCATTGACCTCGCAACGCGCCGCAAGGCAGACGCCCGATTGAGGGCTGTCACTTACACAATCCATGTGACGAAGTATGAAGACGGCGAAATCGAGACGATTGTCGAGGACGTTGATGACGATCCTGACACCGAAAAGGTCATGCATCTCCTGACGCTGATGGTTCATCGATATCAACTTAAAAAATACGCCGAATACATCGCGGCAAACTTGCCTGACACAGAAGACGACGACGAATGACAAAACACGTCCTCACATACGACGGGCAGGTGCTCGACATCGATCGACAGTTGATGGAGATCCTGCGCGCCGAGTGTGAGGAAAGCCTCGCCACCTTCGTCAAGCAGGCGTGGCACATCATCGAGCCGGGCCAGCCCTACATTCACGGTTGGCACATCGACTTCATCTGCGAGCACCTCGAAGCGATCTCACGCGGCGACACGCTCGACGACGGATCGATCTATAACCGGCTGCTGGTCAACGTGCCGCCGGGCACCATGAAGTCGCTGCTCGTCGGCGTATTCTGGCCCGCGTGGGAGTGGGGGCCGCAGAACATGCCGCACCACCGTTTCGTCTGCGCCTCGCACTCGCTCGACCTTGCCATCCGCGACGGACTGCGCATGCGCCGCCTGATCACGTCCGAGTGGTATCAGGAACGCTGGGGCGATCGCGTCCAGCTCACAGGCGACCAGAACCAGAAGACCAAGTTCGAGAACACGCAGACCGGGTTCCGTCAAGCCGCAGCCGCAGGCTCGATCACTGGTGCCCGTGGCGATCGCGTGATCATCGACGACCCGCACAGCGTGGACGGCGCGAACTCCGACGCCATGCGCGAGAGCACGGTGCAGTGGTTCAAGGAGGCGGTCCCGACACGTCTCAACAACCCCGATCGGTCTGCGATCGTCGTCGTCATGCAGCGCCTGCACGAGGCCGACGTCTCGGGCACGATCCTCGACGAGCAGCTCGGCTATGACCACATCATGCTGCCAATGGAGTACGACGAGCGGCGCGCGACGCCGACGGCGCTCGGCCTCGAAGACCCGCGCGAGGAGGAGGGCGAGCTGCTCTTCCCCGAGCGGTTCTCAGCCGAGGTCGTCGATCGCGACAAGCGCGTCATGGGGCCGTATGCGACCGCCGGGCAGTTCCAACAGGAACCGACGCCTCGCGGCGGTGGCGTCATCAAGCCCGACTGGTGGACGCTGTGGGAGCACGACATCTTCCCGCCCTGCGACTACGTCGTCGCCTCGCTCGACACGGCATACACGACGAAGCAGGAGAATGACTACAGCGCCCTGACCATCTGGGGCATCTTCACGTCCGACATCAGCTCGATCACGCAGAACAACTACGTCAGCCGCGACGAGCGCGGCCGCAGGCGCAGCATCGCCGACCAGAACGCGGCGTTCGACGAGGGCGTGAAGATCCGTGACCTGCTCGACGTCAACCCCGAGAGCGTGCCGCGCGTGCTGCTCATGGGCGCGTGGCAGGAGCGGCTGGAGATGCCGGACCTCGTGCAGAAGGTGATCAAGACCTGCCAGAAGATGAAGGTTGATACCTTGCTGGTCGAGAGCAAGGCGTCGGGCATCAGCGTCAGCCAAGAGCTGCGCCGCCTGATGAACAACGAGGACTTCGGCGTCCAGCTCATCAACCCCGGCTCGATCGACAAGCTGTCCCGCCTGTACAGCGTCCAGCACCTATTCAGCGAGGGCGTGATCTATGCGCCCGACCGCATATGGTCCGACCTCGTGATCCGCCAATGCGAGGTGTTCCCGAAGGGCAAGCACGACGACCTTGTGGACACGGTGAGCATGGCCCTGCGCTACATGCGCGAGCGCAGCTTGCTCGTGCGTGCGCCTGAGCGTATGGCTGAGATCGACGCGGGCCGCCGCCATGTTGGCGCAAAACCGACCCCGCTTTACCCGATCTGAGGAACTGGAAATGATACTGGCGAATGCAATCGTTGACGTGGAGCGCGAGCCGACCCCCGTGGGCCTCGGCGTCTTCCGGGTCGAGGTCTGGGGCAGGGAGCCCAACGACTATGTCCGCGTCTATACCATCGAAGCCAAATCTGATACCCTTGCGGCTCAAGAAGGTCTCCGTCGGTTCGACGCAGAGATCTCCCTGCTTTTGTCAGAGGGCTGATCCATGCCGCAACCCGGCCTTGTAAATCCGAACATCCGCCTGCCGGGTCTGCCTGACCCGACTATTCCCGCCAACGATCAGGACACTGCTGTCATCATCGAGGCGGGCAGCGACGTGCCGGACATCGACAGCAAGGGCAACATCCTGCGCATCGAGCACGACGACGGGTCGGTCACAGTCAGCCTCGACGGCCAACCGATTGAGCGCGCCAAGGACAAAGAGAAAGGCGGCTGGTTCAGCAACCTTGTGGACGACATCGACAGCAACGTGCTGGGCTCGATCGCCAATGACCTGATGACCGGCATCGAGGACGACCTTGAGAGCCGCAAGGAATGGGTCGAGGCGAGGGCGACAGGCATTAAGCTTTTGGGCCTGAAGATTGACGTCCCCGGCGTGGGCGGCTCTGCCGACGGCGCTCCTGTCGAGGGCATGTCAAAAGTCCGACACCCGCTGCTGCTTGAGGCCGTGCTGCGCTTTCAGGCCAATGCCCGCTCCGAGCTGCTGCCGACCGACGGCCCGGTGAAGATCCGCAACGACAACAACGACGCAAGCTTCCAGCAGGACATGCTGGCCAATGCGCTGCAGAAGGATCTGAACCATTACCTGACCTCGACGGCGGCCGAGTATTACCCCGACACCGACCGCATGCTGCTGATGCTGGGCTTCGGCGGCACAAGCTTCAAGAAGGTTTACTTCTGCCCGCTGCGCAACCGCCCGGTCAGCGAGACCGTCGATGCCGACGACCTGATCGTCAACAACGCGGCGACCGACCTGAAGAACGCCAAGCGCGTCACGCACCGCAGCTACATGAAGGGTTCGACGGTGCGCCGCCTGCAGATCCTCGGCGTCTACAAGGACACCGACCTGCCCGTGCCGCTGGACCCGACGCTTGACGCCGCCCAGCGCGAAGAGAAGTCGCAGCAGGGCATCTCGCCTAGCGCATTCCGTCCGCAAGACCGCGATCGCGAGATCTACGAGTGCTATTGCGAGCTGGACGTTCCGGGCTTCGAGCACAAGTGGAAGGGCAAGCCCTCCGGCCTCGAAGTGCCCTACCGCGTGACCATCGACGTCTCCTCGAAGGAGATACTGTCGATCGTGCGCAACTACGACGAGAACAAGGCCGAGCTTCCAGAAGCACGAACCACGTTCGTCAAATACACGTTCGTGCCCGGCTTGGGCTTTTATGACATTGGCCTGCTGCACATCCTCGGCAACACCACGAACGCCATCACTGCCGCGTGGCGCGAGATGCTGGACGCTGGCATGTACGCCAACTTCCCCGGCTTCCTGTACAGCGACGCTGGCGGCCGACAGAACACAAACATCTTCCGCATTCCGCCCGGCGGCGGCGCGCTGATCAAGACCGGCGGCCAGCCCATCAACAGCGCAGTTATGCCTCTGCCCTACAAGGAGCCCGGCGCTGCAATGATGCAGCTCGTCGAGAACATGGCCCAGACGGGCATGCGTATTGGCGGCACGTCAGAGCAGCAGGTCGGCGAGGGGCGTGCAGACGCGCCGGTCGGCACGACGCTGGCCATGATCGATCAGGCCACGAAGGTCATGAACTCCGTCCACAAGCGCATGCATGCGTCGCAGGCCGAAGAGTTCAAGCTCCTGCGCGACTGCTTCAAGGAAAACCCCGAGAGCTTCTGGCAGCGCAACAACGCGCCGTCATATGCGTGGGACGAGCAAAGGTTCCTGCAGGCGCTCAACGACTGCGAGCTGGTCCCGCAGGCCGACCCGAACACTGCTTCGCATGCGCAGCGCATGATGAAGATCATGGGCCTGAAGCAGTTGCAGGCGGCGAACCCGTCGATGTACGACCCTATCGCGATCGACACTGCGGCCCTGCAGGCCATGGGCTGGTCGAACCCGCAGCAGTTCCTCGTGCCGCCGTCTGCCCTGTCGCAGAAGCCGCCGCCTGAAGTCCAGTACGCTCAGGCTATGGTCGGCATCAAGAAGCAGGAGGCCGACGCCAAGACAGCCATGGTGCAGGTCAAGGCGCAGGAAGTTGCGGCCAAGATGCAGGAGGCTCAGGGCGGCCAGCAGGGCATGGGCCAGCCGACGTTCGTTGACCAACTCAAGGCGAAGGAGTTGCAGCTCAAGCAGAATGAGATGGACCTCAAGCAGCAGGACGCGGTGATGGATGCCATGAACCGCAAGCGCGACCGCGAGAGCCGCGAGCGTCTGGCGGCTGTCAGGCTGGCTGAAGAGATGGCCCAAAACCCTGCCGCAATCCCGGTGGTGCGTAACTTCCTGTCTCCTGATATGATCCAGCGACTTGAGAGCAACGAGCAGCCGCTGACGGAGTAGGGCCATGGCCGGGAAGAAGCTGGTAGAGAAAGCTTTGCAGGCTGCCATGGAGGCTCG